ATATAAGACTTAGGAGAACTATTCAAATGGCAAAAAGAACACAACGTAAAAAACTAGTCGATAAGTTAGATAAGGTTTTTAGTGTATATATAAGACGTAGATATGCTGTTAATGATGTGTCTGAATGCTTCACTTGTGGCAAACAAGACCATTGGAAGAAACTACAAAACGGTCACTTTCAAAGCCGTAAACATTATTCTACTAGGTGGCACGAGCAAAATTGCCAAGTTCAGTGTGCTGGTTGTAATGTTTTTAGATACGGTGAACAATATAAATTTTCTAAGAACTTAGATAACACTTATTATAGTGGTTTAGCAGAAGAACTACATATAGAAGCAAATAAAACGGTTAAACTAGATAATACAGATTTAGAAATGTTAATAGAAAAATACGAAATGTTAATTAAAAAACTAGATACTTAATGTATCTTTGTAAAGTATTGTTTTTGTTTTAATATCGGCTAACCGCCAAACTAAGACCACTCTCTAAAAAGGGTGGTTTTTTTTGTTTATATTTTTTTTATTGAATTATTTGTTTTATATTTGCATATATAATAATTAAAACAATACACATTATGAATTTATTTGAAAGATTAAAACCAGAGTACAAAGACAACCTGGAAACAGGAAATGTTAAGCACCCTTCATTGACTGGATATGCAGTTGACCAATTAGAACTTTACGAATATGTACGAGATTTGCCTTACGGTTTGGTAACAGACTTAAGATTTTTATTAGACGTAGACAGTCCTTATGAACTATTTATAGAACTTTAATATGACTTATTCAGAAGATGTAAACAGAGCAGCCTCAACCGATACAATAGACTTTTTAAATGCACGTGTAGATGCATTACAAAAACGAGTGGAATTTTTAGAAGCACAAATAGAAATCAAAAACAAATAACAATGAACAAAGAAAAATTAACAGAATTATACAAAGAGTATAAACTAGAAAAAGACGATGTATTTAAACATCAACACTATTTAATCATAACCAGAAGTGGGATTGATAAAATTCAAGCCGTAGCTAAAATTCAAATAAGTTATGAGGTGGTAAGATGCGAGCCAAATTTTGCAGTATTTAAAGCCATAGCACATAAAGGAGCTGCAACGATTGAAACCTTTGGTAGTGCCTTAAAAGGCGATAGCTATAAAGACAGTTCAACTAACAGCTGGTACGTTGCCGAGATGGCAGAGAAACGAGCAATGTCTAGGGCAGTGCTTAAATTAACAGGCTTTTATGAACAAGGAGTATTCGGAGAAGATGAAAGCGAAAGTTTTAAAAATAATAATAAATAATATCAATTAAAAACAAGTAAATTATGGGAGCAATTATTAACTATTCACTACGAGTGGATAAATTACCAAAGGAGAAGTTTATCGCTGGAAAAGACGGTGCGGTTTATGTAAACCTTACAATGAGTGTAAACGATGAAACACGTTACGGAAACAACGCATCAATTATGATTAGCCAAACACAAGAAGAACGTGAAGCTAAGAAACCAAGAACTTATATCGGAAACGGTCAAGTAGTTTGGACTGATGGTAACATCGTGAAAGCTGAACGTGAAGAAGCTAAGGAATTGGTTCAAGAAGCTGAAACAAGCGACTTACCATTTTAACAAACTAGGGCGGTGTAATAACCGCCTTTTTTATTACCTTTACAAAACAATACAAAACAATGAAAGAGATAACAGAAGAACAAACCACCCATAATATGCTGATGGAGTTGATAGCAGAAGAATGTACTATCGACACATCAATAGATATAGAGTACCCTCCGACAGCGTTAAGTCTAGGAGAAAAAACAATACAAGCCAGAGGTGGTGAAATAACATATCCTATTGGATTGGCTACATATGGAAATATAAGCTATATCACAGCACCGCCAAAAAGTAAAAAAAGTTTCTTTGTATCATTACTAGCATCAGTTTATTTAAGCGGTGGCAATAACTTTGGTGGCAAACTAAAAGGTCATAGAGAAAGTAAATGTTTAATACATTTTGATACAGAGCAAGGACATTTTCACGCTGCAAGATGCTTTAAACGTTCGGAACAAATGGCTAACATAAAAGATGTAGGTTGTTATCAGACCTATGCTTTAAGGACTTTAAGCTATTCGCAAAGACTTGAGTTTATAGAATGGACTTTAAAACAAAATAAAGAAAACGGAAAAGAAACAGGTATTGTATTTATTGATGGTGCAGCAGATTTAGTAGCTGATGTTAATGATTTACAATCTTGTAATGAAATGGTCGCTAAACTTATGAAGCTATCTACTACTTTTAATTGTCATATAATGGTGGTAATGCACCAGAATTACGGAAGCACTAAACTAGGTACAGGACATCTAGGTAGCTTTTTAGAGAAGAAAGCTGAAACGGTTATTGAATTAGAAATAAACACAACAAATAAAGACTGGGTCACTGTATTGTGCAGACGTTCTAGGGGGTTTCCTTTTGACACGTTTAGCTTTAGCATTAATGAGTTTGGATTGCCTTTTGTAGTTGGCGAAATATACGACCCATTAGAATACTTTGTACCTAGAACATTAACACCTAACAAACCAAACGAACAAGTTAGGGTGAATTTTAATAATTAAATAAATGAAATCAATTTTAGAACTTGCATATAAAAAGCATAGTGATTGGAATAACATAGTAAAGAGTTTCGGCTGCAACCCATCAATGAGTGAGGACGTTGTTATGGAAATGTATATCCAGCTTGATGCTGATGTTAAAAAAGGTTTAGACCTTTACTATAAAGACCAGATAAACCATTACTATTGCTATAAAGTTTTAAGGGGTATTTACACAAATTTATATAAGTCAAGCCTAAGACAAAAAAAAGTATATTTAGAAGATATAAAGGAAATTAAAGAAATACAAGAAAGTGGTATTGATGAAAAAGAATGGGCAAAGCAGCGTGACCATATAGATAGCATATTAAACGAAATGTATTGGTACGACAAGAAAATATTTGAGATAGTGGCGAAGGGTGTAAGCGTTGCAGAACTAAGCAGAAACACTAAAATAAGTTACTACTCACTTTATAATACATATACAAACGCAAAGAAACATATAAAAAACAAGTTATGATACAAACTTTTAAAAGAGATTTAAAAAGAGGTAAACACCACGAGAACGTTGTTTTAAATTATATTAAAGCTAAATATAAAAACGCTTATATTAAAGATGGTTATTGTAAAGAATACGATATTTTTATCCCAGAGGTTAATTTTGGGGTTGAAGTCAAGTCAGATGAAAAAAGTAAATACACTAACAATATAGTTATAGAAATAGAATTTAATAATAAACCATCAGCATTAATGACAACTAAGGCTAAGTTTTGGGTTATTTATGATGGGTATAGTTATAATTGGTTTTTAACAGATAAAATAAAAGACTGCATAAAAGACAATAATTTAAGGTATGCAGAATTTATAGGTAAAGGAGATACTAAAAGTAAAAAAGCATATTTAATTAAAAAAGAACTTTTATATAAATACAAAGAATTATGAGATTAGGGGATTTAGTTTATTATATTACTTATTACACTGGCATTCATTGGTTAGTTAAAAAGATATGGGGTGACGATTGCGGTTGCGACCAAAGGCGTGACGATTGGAACGACATAAATATAGACTTATGAGAATAGAAGACCAAGACGCTTGGGTGGACTTTAAAGCAAATGTAACCACTAAGCTAACAAAAGAACAATACAGGCTACTCTGTACGCTACACGCTCGGTACTTAAACCACACCTACTATGAGCCTTGCAGTTGTAAACCTAAAATTCTAGTAATGTGGATAAAAGATTTAGATAATATATATAATAAAATAAAATGATTGAAAAAATACATAACTGGGAAAAAGCCGTTGTAACGCTTTTAAATTTAGATGGGTGGAACTTAACACATACAGGAAAAGGCAGTGAAAGCTGGGACGCCACAGGCACAACGCCAAAGGGTCAAGAGTGTGTTATCGAAATGAAATTTAGAAATAAATACTATGACACAAAAATACTGGAGAAATTCAAACACGATAAGTTAATTGAAACAGGTAAAGTCGCACTATACTTAGTAAACGACCCTAAAGGAAATTATATGTTCTGGCTAAATAACTTAGAAGGACTAAAGACTAAAGATATCTATTGCCCAGACACAACGCTATGGACAAAGAAAAAAGTTTTAAAGCCTTGTTATCTGTTGGAAGAGCAAGACGCTGCAATAATTAACTTAAATGAAGAACTAGAAATTGGGATCTGGGATAGCTATTTTGATATAAAAGAAAAAATAAATAAAAAAAAATAGTTAATTAATTTGTTTATAACGTTTATTTAGTTGTATATTTGTACCAATAATAACAAACAACACTATGAAAGCATCAGAAATAAATATTAAGTTAATAGGAAAAAAAGTAAGCTGTGTAAATTTAGGGGAAACAGTAAATGGAATTATAACAGATATTTACGAAGATGCTGAGCATATAGGTGTAAGAATTAAACACGAACCTATCCAGTGGGGTGCAGATGTATTTACTAATTTATTATCTAGTGCTTGCAAAGGAACTGATTTAATGCCAGCTACTGAAGGTAATTTAAAGTTTACAAAATTAATATAAAAACAAAACATTATGAAAACTACAAAAACAGGATTACACATTGAAACTAGAAAGAATCGTATTGAGGTTTACACTAAAAAAGATTTAAAGCAAATGGAAAAAGAACTTAGCGACAAAAGAGAATTAATTATTACAGCTTCAATTATAGCTTTAGCATCTTTATTATTTACTTTAGGTTTTATAGTTGGAATATCTAGATAATGACTTTACTACAAAAACAATCGTACAACCTTTGGTTTAACCACATAGCTGATAAGGTTATGGAATGGAGTAAACAAAAACCTGCCAATAAAGAACTAAGAAACTTTATACAGGGAATGACAGAAATAGGTCAATATGTAAACGCCTTAAACGTAGAAAACAGCGTACTAAGTAAACGCATAGCAATTATACGAGAAGAAAAAAACAAGCAGCTTATGGGCTTGAATAAGCAAATACAAGATTTAGAAAACAAATTAAAACAATACGAAATATGAGTTGGTTATATAGTTATATAGATGAACCAGATACAAAGACAGAATGTGCTTGTTGTGGTGATGAAACAAATGGCGATTATTATTGCTCAGTTGAATGCTTTAATTTAGATATAGAATGATACTACTAGTAGACGCAGACAGTTTAATATTTGCAGCTTGTTATAAAAAACGAGAGAACCCAGAAGATGACAAATACTTTAGGAACATAGAAGATGCTCAAGCTAAGTTCGATGAACAGTTTATGAGCATAATCAATAAGCTGGAAGATATGTATCCTGTTGAACGTGTAATAACGTTTAGCGGTAGCAAGGGTAACTTTAGAAAGCTAATTACAAGCGATTACAAAGCCAATAGAAAAAAGCAAGAGTTACCACCTTTATTAGATGAGATGCACCAATACGTAAAAGACCAATACGACAGCGTTTGGGGTTATGGAATTGAAACAGACGATATAGTGGCTAAATATTGGTACGAGTTATCAAATGAAGTTGGCAGAGATAATGTTATGATAATTTCTATCGATAAAGACTACCGACAATTTCCAGCCAAAATTTATAATTATCACTATAAACATAAAGAGGTTTTAGATATAAGCGAGGACGAGGCTTTATATAACTTTTATGAGCAATTTATAATCGGTGATTCTGCTGATAATGTACAGTACTTTAAAGGAAAGGGAGTTAAGTTTGCAGAAAAATATTTAGCTGATTGCGATACAAAATACCAATACACAAAAAAAATGTACGAATTATTTAAACAAGAATATAAAGGCAAAGCAAGGCAAAAATATGCAGAATGTTATCACTTGTTAAAACTTAGAACAAATGATTAGATTTGTATATGACATAGACATAGTTATAGAAGCTATGGAGAACCAAGACTATAAAGACGCTTTATCAATGATTAAAGACATACAAGAAGATTTAAGAATATTAGCATTACTATAAAACAAAAACAAAATGATAGCAAAATTAAAAAGTAGATTAGGAATTGAAGTATGGAAAGACATACCAGAATATGAAGGCTTGTATCAAGTTAGTAATTTAGGGAACGTTAAAAGTTTAGATAGGATTAATAGTAGGGGTCAAAAATTAAAAGGAACGGTATTAAAACCTCGTTTATCGCCTGTCGGGTATTTTAATGTTAATTTGTGTAAATACGGTGAGGTTAAAACAAAGAGTGTTCACACCCTAGTATCTTACGCTTTTCTTGACCATAAATCTTGTGGATATAAATTAGTAGTAAACCATATTGACATAAATCGTGAAAATAATAATTTATATAACTTAGAAATTATAACTCAAAGGGAAAATACAAATCATAAACACCTTAAAAGTTCAAGTGAATACATTGGAGTATCTTGGGCTAAGAGAAATAAAAAATGGCAGGCTCAAATATATGTAAACGGTAAAAGAAAACATTTAGGATTTTTCACAGACGAATTAGAAGCAGCACAAGTATATCAAAACGAATTAAATAAAATAAAATTATGAGAGCAACTTATTTACATTACGAAAACGGTAAAGGCTATGACGTTATAGACTTTATAAAAGATTATGAGCTAAACTTTAACAGGGGAAATATAATTAAGTATATTTGCAGAAGTGGAAAAAAAGACGATGAGTTAAAAGACTTAGAAAAAGCAGCAGATTATTTAAGACGTGAGATAGAATACCTAAGAGAGCAGCAACAACAATGGATAGAAAAAAACAAATAGAATACTATAAACAAATGGAACAAAAAGAACTAGAACACCAAGAACAAGTTAGAGGGGTACACGATGACCCAATAACACATAGACACCTAAGCTATTTAAAATGCGTTTTGATAAGTCAATTACTGCTAGAAGCAAACGATGACTTAAAAGGAAGCGTAGGGTTTAAGCAGAACGTAAAACTGCAAGTCAATAAGACATCAAAGCTATTGGAAGGAATATATCAAGAGGGTTTTAACAACGTTTATAATAACAATCCTGAAATGTGTACCAATGTACTAAACAAAATAGACAGCTTAATACACAAAATAAAAACAGCTAGTATTGATGAGCTAGTAATGATTGACGCACTTGTTGATAACTACTTTCAAAACAAAGAAGAACATAATAAAAACCAAACAGCAGAATTCACTAAAATAGACTAATTATGAACCCATTTAAAGAAGCAAAGAAATTACATTACGACACTTATTTATCTATAAATGAATATCCAGAAAAATCAACAGATTATCATCTATGGGATAAAGCTAAAGAGATATGCATTAATTATGTTGATGCTATTATAAAAGAAAAAGGTTATTTAAAAAAAGAATATAAAATAATAAAAAAAGAATTACTTAAATTATAAATTATGTATATAAATATAGAAATAAGAGATACAGACCGTAAAGACTATTATAAATTCCTTATAAACGGATTAGACTTGGGAACTTGGGAACGCTCAGACCTTAGACACTTAATAGAAACAATAGACAATAAAATATAAACAATGAGATTAGATATATTAAAAAAAGCAGTAGATAAAAAATTTGGTTTAGACATAGCCACAAGGTCAAGGAAAAGAAAATATGTATATCCAAGAAAAGTATTTTGTAAACTTGCAAGAGATACAAGAGTAACGTTTAGAGAGATAGGGAAAGAAATAAATACACAACACGACCTAGTCGTATTCCACTGCAATACAGTAG